TGAAGGGGCTTTTTTTGCCCTGAATAAACTACCCAGCCCCTGAATCTCTGAACCCCTTTACTGGCGCGGCCTACAGACCTAAATCGGAGATCTTTTCTCAGCAATACCATGATAAGGCCTGACCGGAGATCGTCGCACTACGGGCCTTAGAATGCGTTTTAGCGGTATTTACTGACCGGACAGAACTGGGCAGAAACAGGGGGCCGGTACTGGCTAGATGGTGGGTCTAAAGATGCACAGAACCAGACCCGCACACCAGCCCGAAGATCATCATAAAAAATAATTGGCATAGATTTTTTCCCGGCCTAGCGAGAAGAGTTCCCGGGAGAAGAACCCGGAAAATAAACTGCGAAGATAACCGGGCGGAGAGAATAAAAAGAAAACCTAAGAAGATCAACTAGTTAGCAGGGGTAGGTATGGGCCTCCCCCCCGGTCTACGTTATCGTATACACCTAGTACAACGGAAAGGGATTTTGGGGTGTCAAGTTAATGAGCAGACTGTACGTATATACAGCTACACAGAGTATGCACGTATTTTGTATAAATATTAGTCAAGATTAAGGGGAGGACTTGTGGGAGGCGTACTTTTATGATACTTATAGTACTATAAAGTATTTCTTTAATAAAAACACTAAATATATAAAAGTAACTCAAAGTAAATTACTTTAAAGTACGTTTTATTTACAAAATTGCTCTTGTCAAGAGCATTTATTTATTGTACATTTATTACACAGTTGCGGGAGGCATACTGTAAACAGGAACAAACAGTGACCGATAAAGATACGTATTATCTTCGTGTTTTGCGTGAGTTGTCGTGCTTAGACGATTTCAGTCGCCCCAAGAACGAAAGATACTTAAACAACTTTTACAATTCATTTCATACTTCATCTGTAACGGATATACACATACCTATCCCTCACAGCGATGTGTTTTATGTGAGAGCCGCCTTAGAATCTCGGTTCCCAGATAAAAATTTTACGATAGCTGAAGTCAAACAATTAATTAAGGAGGAATACGGCATAGACTATTGACTTTTTGTTTGTAAAGAAGATAACGCACTATTGCGGCGCGTAATTCTACTTTGGGGAGTGGTCCTTCTTTGTCTAACAAGAAGTTGTATGTCTACATAGTTAACGCAATGTTAACCGCCGTTCTTTGCTAATAGGAAGTTTATGTCAATCGAGGACGATTTAAGAGACTGGTCATCCAAAGTACTGGAGGTGCCTAACCCAAGTTTGGGAGGGATACCTGCTTGTCCTTTTGCTAGGAAAGCTTGGCTAGACGATAAAGTATCTGTCGTTGAATGTGACGACATATTTAATCAAGTCATCATTGAGTGTGGCAATTTCGATCCTGAACGTAAGAGTTTGGTGATATGTGCTTCGTACAATTTACCTGATTCTGATTCGATGAATAATTGGATTTCTTCGATGAACTTATTAGCGGCAAAGGCTGATCTGCATTTGATGGTGTTCCATCCTGAATACGGAGCCGAAGATGCAGGATTAGATTTTTTGTATAACCACGATTGGGAGTCTTTAATCGAAGAACCATACTGTATGATTTTTATACAGTCATTGTCTCAGGTTGATGATGCTTCCATAATGTTAGAAGGTCAGGGATACTACGATGTGTACCCTGAAGATGAATACAACGAACTTGTAATTGAAAGAAGGAATAGAAGACATGGCTATGAAACCTCGTGCGATGAAGCGTAAGACAGCAATGATGCGTGGCGGTGCTACGGACAAGAAGAAGACAATGATGCGTGGTGGCGGTATGACTAAAGCCAACGCAGGTGCTTCAATGAAACCAGCGCAGAAGACTAAGATGATGCGTGGCGGAACAACCAAAAAGAAGAAGTAACGCAATGGTTAAAAAGAAAAAAATGGCAGTGGGAGGCATGGCCTCTCAAAAAGCGGCAAGTCCTCGTGCGGGAGGAATGCCGCAACGCCAGTCTTCTCGCACTGCTCCACAGTCTGTTCAAGCAATGACTGCAGTTGCACAAAAAAGGAACAAACGTAAGTAATGGCGCTTAACGTCACTCGCCCTAGCCGCTTTAAAAGCTACGGTGTACACGCTACAACTGATAATACAGCAGTAACTGTGTACACCTGTCCGCCTAATTCTGTTTCTTATGTGTCATTAATATTTGTATCTAATGGTTCATCTCACGCATCGGATGTGTTAATCCAGTGGGTAGATGCTTCTGCAAGCACTACAACTAGTATTGTAGGTGGTAAAAATTTAACTACCGGAGAATTTATTGAATTAAGTGGATTTTTTATCGTTCTTGAAGTAGGCGATACAATTAAAGTAACTCCTCAAAGCACTGCTGGCGGTAACAATCCTGATATTGGTGCTATTGTAACAGTGGAAGAAGTGTTTCTTCCTACACAAGGATAATTTATGCCAGCAAAAAAGACAAAGAGCAGAGTCAATGAATCCGGTAACTACACTAAGCCCTCCATGCGCAAAAACTTATTCAACCAGATCAAAGCCGGTGGAAAAGGTGGTAAGCCCGGACAGTGGTCAGCTAGAAAGGCTCAAATGCTTGCCAAGCAATACAAGGCAAAAGGTGGAGGCTACAAGTCGTAATGAAGAAGCCTCAAAGGTCCTTGAAAAATTGGACCAAACAGAAGTGGCGTACCAAAAGTGGCAAGCCCTCTACACAAGGCCCCAAAGCTACCGGGGAGCGATATCTCCCGGAGAAAGCAATTACAAGTCTTTCGGACAAAGAGTATGCGGCTACTACGAGAGCCAAGCGAAAAGCCACGAAGGCGGGTAAGCAAGTAGCAAAGCAACCCAAGAAGATCGCAAAGAAAACTGCGAGATATAGATAATGGCAACTACAAAAGATGTTGAACGCTTACCTTCTGGCCGTATCAAATATCGTGGGGAAACCTTCGCAGGATACAACAAGCCAAAGCGAACACCTGACGGCCCTAAGAAGTTTGCTGTACTTGCAAAGAAGGAGGATCAAATCAAGCTCGTACGCTTCGGTGATCCCAACATGGAAATTAAGAAAGACAATCCTGCACGGCGTAAAAGCTTTCGTGCGAGGCATAACTGCGATACGGCAACGGATAAATTTACAGCAAGATATTGGTCTTGCAAGAAATGGTGATAGGACATGAATAAAGCAGTCTATTTAAAAGAGGGCAAAGACTACACCGAGAAGCAGTTAGCTTTCTTGGAAGCTCTTGGCACCACCTCTCAAGGTAACATCCGTGGAGCAATGCGGGAGGCAGGTTATTCAGAGACTACTCACCAGAAAGAAGTCCTAGGTTCTTTGTCCGATGAAATTATTGCTTTAGCTAATAACATCCTATCGACTCATTCTGTACAAGCGGCCTTTGGTTTAGTGGGAGTACTTGATGATCCTACTGCAATGGGTGCTAAGAATTCAATTATGGCTTCTACTCAGATCTTAGATCGTGTCGGTGTAGTTAAGAGGGAGAAACTAGAAGTGACCACAGATCAGAGTGGCCTATTTATTTTACCTCCTAAGAAAGTTGAAAATGAGTCTGACGACTGAAGAAAAGCTGGCGATTAAGGAACAATTCTTTCCTGATCGCTTCAAGCCAAAAGGGAGGGGCAGACCTCCCTTTTCTGTTGTTTACGATAAAGATCCTGCAACATCTCCTCCAAACTTAGAGTTTGTGTTAAATAAAGAAGTGTACCCTTTCTTGGAGGAAGCAGTCTACGCAATGCGCGAAGGAGCTTCGTATCGGCAGGTTGCAGACTATGTCAGTGCAAACTGTGGAATTAAATTTACTTACGAATCTTGTCGCAAGTTGTTTAATAAAGTTTGCGAACTGTATCCGGACTGGATGGAGTATCGCGCACAGGCGGACGGTAACCACGGTGCAAACAATGCACAGTCCAACTTAAATAAAGATAAGAAAAAAGTTAAAGAAACCCAAAAGAAGACGCAGTTAAAGCGCAAGATTACAAATCTACAAAAAGAGTATGACCTGTTAACAAAACCACAAAAACAGGAAGAGGAACCTCCAATTGATTCTGACATGGAGGTTGTTGGCGGGGCTGTCTACCGAAGTAAGAAAGGTGAAGCTCCCGTTATTTTTAAACCGAATCCCGGGCCGCAGACTGAATTTTTGTCTGCCCCAGAACGAGAAGTATTGTACGGGGGTGCCGCAGGTGGCGGTAAGTCTTATGCATTGATTGCAGACCCTGTTCGCTACTTTTCCAATAAAGAGTTCAACGGAATTTTACTTCGTCGAACAAATGATGAACTACGTGAACTGATCTGGAAAACGCAAGAGCTATATCCTCAAGTCTATAAAGGCGCAAAGTGGTCAGAGAGAAAGTCTCAATGGACATTCCCCTCTGGCGCACGACTCTGGTTAACTTACCTAGATAGAGATGAGGATGTACTTCGATACCAAGGCCAAGCGTTTTCTTGGATCGGTTTTGATGAGCTTACACAGAATCCTACGCCATTCGCTTGGGACTATATGCGTTCTCGTCTTCGTACTACTGACCCAGATCTTCCCTTATGTATGCGAGCTACCACGAACCCGGGTGGCCCCGGACATGGTTGGGTCAAGAAGATGTTTATCGACCCTGCTCCTTCAAACTCCAAGTTCTGTGCCACGGATCTTGAGTCAGGAGAAGAGTTAAGATATCCGGAGCATCATAAGAAATCCGGAGAGCCTCTGTTCTTTAGGCGGTTTATCCCAGCAACTCTGAAAGATAATCCCTATCTTTACGATGAAGGTAGCTACGAAGCTAACTTGTTATCTCTTCCAGAACAGCAACGTCGTCAGTTGTTGGAAGGGGATTGGATGATTGCTGAAGGTGCGGCATTCCCTGAGTTTAATCCTATAGATCATATCTGCGAGCCTTTCGATATTCCTCCGACATGGAGACGTTTCAGGTCGTGCGACTTCGGATACTCAACTTTTTCTGCCGTGCATTGGTTTGCTGTCGATCCTGCATACGAGACACTGTATGTTTATCGTGAATTGTATCTATCTAAGAATACTGCAAGAGAGTTGGCACGGAAAGTGGTAGAGGCAGAGCAAGGAGAGAAGATTAGCTATGGGGTTCTCGATAGCTCAACGTGGCACAAACGGGGGCATACAGGCCCGTCGATTGCAGAAGAGATGATTGCAGAGGGATGCCGCTGGAGACCTGCAGATAGAACCGCAGGATCTCGTGTAGCAGGAAAGAACAGATTACATGAATTGTTGAGGGTAGACGAAGAGATAGAACAGGCAGGAGTAGTCTTCTTCAATACTTGCAGACAGATTATTGCGGATCTTCAAGTAATACCATCATGTCCAAAAGGCAGTGATGATATCGATATTAGATACAGTAGTGACCATACCTACGATTCCATTCGCTACGGAATTATGTCGCGGCCACGAGCAAAGAGTGTATTTGATTTTGAAGAAGATATAAGTAAAACGGGGTGGCAACCTTTTGATAAAGTTTTTGGGTACTGATAAATGGCTATAGTCGATAAACCTGAGTTCGATCAGGACGAAAGCATTATTCTTGAAGATTCGGATGATGCAACAGAAGATACCGAATACTCGGGATTTGTTGCAATCGTACAAAATAAGTTTTATCGATCTAAAGATAAACGACAGTCCGATGAACAGCGTTGGCTAAAAGCGTATAAAAACTACCGGGGAATTTACGATGATACGACGCAGTTCACCGAAACTGAGCGTTCTCAAGTGTTCATCAAGATTACAAAAACGAAGGTCCTTGCGGCCTATAGTCAAATCGTCGATGTTTTGTTCGCAGGCAATAAATTTCCAATCGGAGTCGAACAGACAAAAATCCCTGAAGGCATTAAAGACTCGGTTTATGTCGATGCGGCACTTCCCGATCAACTCAAAGAAGTCTACGAAGAATTCAACGTAGGCTATGCAGGAGATGGCAGGGATGTCCCTGAAGGTGCGGTTACCGCTCGTGACTTAGGTCCTCTTCCACAACTCGACCCAGTTAAAGAAGAAGTTAAGGCAGGTCCCGGAAATACTCCAAGTGCCGCTATCTTTGAGCCAGCAAAACAAGCCGCTAAGTTCATGGAAAAAAAGATTCATGACCAATTAGAAGAATCTGATGCCAGCAAGCATTTACGTTTTTCTGCATTTGAGATGGCGTTGTTTGGCACGGGTATTATTAAAGGTCCATTTGCTCACGATGTCGAGTATCCAAACTGGGACGACACTGGCGAGTACGATCCGATTATGCGCACAATGCCTCGCGTAGAAGCAGTATCTATCTGGAACTTCTATCCAGATTCAGACGCACACAATATGGCAGATGCTGAATATTCAATCTATCGTCATCGCATGTCTCGCTCTGCGTTACGTGATCTTAAGAACCGTCCGTTCTTCCGTGATCAAGCAATTGAACGTGCTATCGAGTCCGGCCCTAACTACGTCAATGAGTACTGGGAAGATGTTATCGACGATACTCAATATCGAGAAACATTAAACCGCTGGGAAGTATTGGAGTATTGGGGTGTAGTAGACCGTGACATTGCAGAAGATGCTGGTCTAAAATTAACCAAAGAACTTAAGAAGTTCGATCAAATTCAGATTAATGCGTGGGTATGCGGGGACAATATTCTTCGTTTAGTTCTTAATCCGTTCAAGCCTACACGCATTCCTTTTTACGCTGTACCGTATGAATTGAATCCATATTCGTTCTTTGGTGTAGGCGTAGGCGAAAACATGGAAGACACGCAGATTCTCATGAATGGTTTTATGCGGATGGCTGTCGATAATGCCATGTTGTCCGGTAACCTGATCTTTGAAGTGGATGAGGCAAACCTTGTTCCCGGTCAGGATTTATCTGTCTATCCCGGAAAGATATTCCGCCGTCAAGGTGGCGCACCCGGTCAGGCGTTGTTCTCCACTAAGTTCCAGAATGTCGCTAGCGAGAATATGATGTTATTTGACAAGTCTCGCCAATTAGCCGATGAGTCTACCGGCATCCCCTCGTTCTCTCACGGGCAAACCGGAGTGACAGGGGTAGGCCGTACAGCTTCCGGTATCTCTATGCTGATGGGAGCCGCCGCGCAGAATATTAAGACTGTCGTTAAGAATGTCGATGACTATTTGTTAGCTCCACTAGGCAAAGCAATGTTCGCTTTCAATATGCAGTTTGATTACGACGAACGTGCTAAGGGTGACCTTGCTGTTATTGCTCGTGGTACTGAATCGTTGATGCGTAATGAGATTCGTTCTCAGCGTCTCATGCAGATTCTGCAGATTGGTAGTAACCCTGCATTGGCACCGATGGTTAAGTTCGATTATATCCTTCGTGAGATTGCCGCTAGTTTAGATCTCGATGAAGACAAGATTGTGAACGATCCTCGTGAAGCGGCTATCCAAGCGATGATCATGAAAGAAGTACAGGCGGAGATGCAAGCACAGCAACCACAGCAACCGCCACAGCAGGGGAATGAGGGAGTCCCTACACCTGAGAATCCATCTGGAACGGGTGCAGGAAACATGGGACCCGGTAATGCGCCGGAGCCGGGTACTCCCGGATTTTCAGCAAACACGGGAGCTAATGAGGAACCAACTGTCCAATGATTCCTGAAATCGCAAAGAAACTATTACCCTTAATTAACACAAAGAAAACTACAGACTCATTACATCTTTACGCTTTATATCGTATTGAGTTTTTACACAGGCAACTAGAGATTGCCACTTCGTGGGATGAAGTCAAAGAACTTCAGGGTCAAGCAAAAGAGGCTCGTCGGTTACTTTCGTTGAAAGATGAAGTCGAGCAGAAGTCTATGGAAAAGTAAATGGCAGACAGACGGGACGTACATTACAGTGAAATGGGTATCTCATCATTTGAAATGCTCCCCACGTTAATCACCGGAACTAGTCAAGATGTAGTTGATGCGGCGTACATCTCTAGAGAACACGCAAAGAAAGCTAAGTACGAAGACAATGACAGGACGGAAGATTCATTACGTCACATGCTGTT